GTAGCGCAACCGCTGTGATCTGCGCGCTGGTGGCTTCGTCCAGGAACTCCTGAGTGAACCCCGCGCCCAGGTCGTAGTGCTCGATGGGGAACCCACGAGTCACCAGCTTGGTACGGATCTTCTCAGGACGCCCGAACTCGGTCGCCTGCTGCATTCCAGGGTTGGTAGGCACAGCCACCTTCTCGGTCGCTTGAAGGACCGGGAAAGTGATGAGCGCGGTCTGTGCGTCAGCGACGGCGTTGAAAGCCGAGACCCGAGCCTGGAACTCGTTCCAGATCTCGCTGACTGACTGACCGTCGATGGTGGTGGTGCGCGAACCAGGGACGAGTTCGATGGCGTCCGAACGCTGATGGAAGCCTGCCGGAGCAGCTCCCGATTCGGCGTCGGCACCCGCGAATCCCGTATGGAACACATGCGCGCCATGATCGAGAATGTCGCTTACGGACGGGATGATGAGTCGCTTGATGTGGTTCATTACGACCCCTCCCCGAATGGAGCCTTGGCATTCAACCGCAGCACGAAGCGGTCGGCTGAATCCATGATGTAGCCGAGGAAGATTGCTCCCGACGCGGGAGACGCGACCTCGACATCACCTGCGGCACCCGCATACACGAGATCCCCGGCAGAGAATGTGGGATCGGTTCCTTCGCCCATCTCCACGATTTCCGCAGCCGTGAACACCGTGTACTCGCGACCCCCGATCACCTTCTTGTAGTTGGTGGCGTCAGGGTTGTTCCGACCCTCCGTAGTCAGGATCACGCCATCGCAATCCGGCGCGGCCCCAAGGCTGAGGGTTCCCGAGGCATCGACCTGCACACAGAGCAGTTCGCCATCACCCCAGTTACCCGCAACATCGTTGAGACCGGCCGCAGCGACAGCGCGAAACCGACCGGAGTCGGAAACCTTGTCTATGCGAGCCATTGTTGCCTCTCAGGTTGAGGCGTCTAGACCGGGACCATTCCCGAATCCACAAACGCCTTCTTGTGAGCCGCGACCTTCGCATCCTGGGTTGCGGGCTTCTTGGGAGAACCAGTGGCTCCCCCATCCGCATCCCCGATGTCCAGGTTCTGGCTCTTTGCCAGATACGGCTTCGACTTGAGGACTTTCTTGAGTTCGGCCTTGATCTCGTCACGGTCAGGCTCGTAGTCCTCACCTACGTCGATGTCGGAGAGGTCAACCAACGCAAAGGCGTCGGACGGGGTGGCGAAGTCAAGAGTCATCGCAACCATCTCGGTTGCGTGCTTGAGAGCCTTGGTGCGGAGTGCCCCTTCGAGTGCTTCCACTCGGGCCTGCTCCTGCTCCTCGGTCTCCTTCGTCTTCTCGTCATCTGACTTACCGGCATTTGCGATCTGCTTCTTGAAAGCCGTGAACTCCTCGCGGAGAACCTTGGCCTCGTTCCGCAATCGCTTGACGTATTTGGCATCGTAGGTTCGGCCTTCCGGCTTGGCCTCTTCCGCCTCATCGTCGCCGTCTGCGTCAGACCCGTCTTGGCCAGTGTCCGCAGCGGTGCCATCGGCACCTTCCTCATCCTCCTCGTCTCCGTCAGCCCCGATGAAGGGAATGAGAAACGGGTGAATGGGGAAGATGTCGGTCATGGCGCTCTCCTCTGTATGTCTCATCTCGCGGACAATAGACGAGTTGGATGCAAATGGGAACGATTGAGAATGATTCCCGTTACGCGCGCGGGGTGGAAGATGGGCCAGGACCAGAGGCAGAGGGAGTTTCGTTGGGCATATTGGCCTCCTGTTCGGCCATTGCCGCCTGTTCCTCCTGCTGTTCGAGGGCCTCTTGCTGATCTTCCTCGATCCACTTCTCGACCTCATCCTGCTCTTCCTGTGTGAGTCCAAGGTGTTTGAAGATGTACTTACGGGGAAGGCCGAGCTCCTTCAACTTGAGAGCCTCTTCGAGCAAGGCCATTCGGTATTCGGCACGAGGGTCTTTCCAGATAGGCTCACCGATGGGCAGATCATCGAAGGCCGGGGTGTCAGGAAGAATGTCGGAGATGAGACGAATGGCTGTGTAGGCACGGTTGCCGAGAATCCGCTGCCGCCGCATCACCTTGTCGTTGAGCGGCTTGTCTTCCACCTTGAGGGATTCACCGGAAGCCGCATCTCCCCGACCCCCACGATCGGACTCGAAGAAGGCGCGCACGGGGGTCTTTGATGTCAGCGCCATGTGCTGGAGGTACATGTTCACGATCTGCGTGTAGCTGGCAGGATCGGTCGCATCGAAGGAACCGAACTGCGGGATGGTGACTGTCCCATCGGGATTGAAGATCGGCTTGAGCGCCCAGATGTAACCGGGGGAGGCTTTCCATCCACCTGTGGGTTCGGCCTGGGAAGTGATCACCACTCGCTGTTTGAAAGCCCCGAACTCGGCAGCGACCATCTGCTGTTGGAGGATGTAGTTCACCGCGTCCTGTTGTGGCATGTGGTCGATGAGTTCGGAACGCCAATTCTTGTTGGGGAACTCAATCACAGGAACTCGCTTGAGAGGATTGGCGAGTATGTAGTCGTCAGAACGGGGGGTGAGGATGTTGGTCGAGCCAGTTTCGGGGACTGTATCGAGAGGCGACTTGACTTGATCGGACTGTTGGGCTTCTCCACGTCCTTCCTTCTCCACGTACTTGTAAATGGCTGTGGGTGTGTAGAAGGTGACGAAGGTGGAGCCATCGGGAGTGATCCATCGCTTGGTCGCGTACGCCGGGACTTTGGGATCATCGTCGGAGTAACGGACTCGGACGAGTTGCGCGGGGTTCCAGTCGATCTTGACCCCGCCCTTGCCATCTGGCCAGATGATCAGCGATGTGTGTCCCTCAATGGTCGCGCCTTCCCAGATGTCGGATTGAAGTTCATCTATGTCGTTGCGGAGAAACTGCGACCACAGGAGGGAGGAGAGGTTGGGATCACGTTCTCCCGGTGGGCCGATATGGATGCCCTGGAGTTCCATCTTGTCGGTCATCGTGTCAATGACTACCCGCATCCAATTGTCGCGGAATCCCTTGAACTGGGTTCCGAACTGCTCGATGAACTTCTCGGTCGCGTAAACGAGTGTCTGCTCGCCGTCGTAGTAAGAACGGGGCTTCTGGAGATCGGGATACTCCTGGCTCATCATCCTGAGTTCCCTGGCGATGATGGCTTGGCGAATGGCCTCGTCGGAGAGGTCAAGGGAACTGGAGGCGCGTGAGGTCATGGCAGGATGGTAGGTCAGAGACGAATCGAAGTGGAGTATTGCAGATGACAGCGCATACAGATGAGGGTGGTCTGGCCGGTCGCGGAGTCATAGGTGGACAGATCCCAGAGATGGGAGACGAAGAGGCAAGTCAAGCGGCGGATGTTCAATACTGCCTCGCTCTTCCTACTGATCCCATGACTCCTTGACGCTGGCAGGAGATCACTCCCCCGGAGAGGCCGTCAACCTGGTCATCGTGTCCACCGAGGGGGAACTGGCCAAGCTCATCGAAGAAGGCAGGCACCCAAAGCTCGTTGACCACGTAGATACGGCCTTCCCGTGCCATTGCCGCGGGGAGCTTCGCACGAGTTTCCTTGTCGCCGGTCACGTAGAGGGGGAAGACCATATGGCCGGGGAGAACGGACTGGTCGTAAGTGCCGATGAGAAGCTTCCCGGCCCCACCGCGTTCCTGCTCGAACCACTGAGGAATCCCCACACCGTCACGGAGAGCCGTGCGCTTGATGATGTTCTCCGTCTCGCCGGGGTCTTGGCGAAAGCGAGTGACATCAAGGATGTAGAAGTCAGGAGCATTGACGTTGGTTCGACCGCGTTTGGTCATCCCGATCTTGAGTCCCACCGACCAGTCGGGGTCAGGATCTTCTTCGTTGGGCGCAGTACCGGCGAGATCCCAATAGCGGATGACGGTGGCAAACTCGGAAGGGGGAGGAACTTCGGATTGGTCGATCACATTGAAGTCGGAGGGATCGAATCGACCACCAGGGGTGAGCGCGTCCCAATTGCCCAATCGAAGTTGCTTGAAAGTGGTATCTCCGAGTTCCTTGAGTCCCGATTCGTAAGCCTGAGTGTCGAGGTAAGGGTTGTCATCGAGAAGAGCAGCGAGGAAAGCGCGTTGGGGGGTCTCAGGACCGGGACCGTGAGGCAGATTGAATCGTGTCTTGAAGAACTCGTGGGAGATGCCGCCAGGGTTTGAGAAGGCGCGCAGGCGAATTGGGACAGGGAATCCCTCCGGTCGGCGGAGACGCGACACCATGTAGATGTACTGCTCGGGGCGGAACTGCGTGGTCTCATCGAACTCTATAAGTTGATAAGCCGCAGATTGATACTGGTGTTCGTCTCCCGCGTGCTGCATGTAGCCAAACTCGACTTTGGCACCGGAAGGGAAAGTCCATCGCTTGAGTGCTCCATCCCAATGCGCGTCCGTGTTCTTCCACCATTGGAAGGAGAGATCCATGAGGGAACCGGCCTTGGAGAGTTCGGGGAAGGTGCGTCGAAGAAGGAGCGCTGAGTAGCCGGGGATATCTACGAATTGGGAGGCAAGTTGAAGAGCCCCAACCGATTTCCCGCCACCCACGGCCCCACCGAACAGAACCTCAAACACATCATTCATCAGCATCAGCGCGTTCTGCTTCGCGTTGAACTTCCCATCATGCCACGGGGTCCAGATGGTGTACTTAGTCGTCTTCGGGATCAACAACTTCCGCAGGTTCGATAGCTCCTCGTCGGTCATCGAGTTGACCCGCCGACTCAAGGGCACGGATGACTTCGGAGATTTGGCTTCGGTCTGCGTAGTGGATGTGCTCATGTTCGATGGTTCCTTCGACACGCCGGATCTCTGATGGTAGGCCGCGGGCAGTACGTTCGGCAGCAGTCATCGCGGGCATGACACGGGCGACTTTGATCGACAGGTCCATGAGTTGCCGCATGGAGGAGAGGGAAAGTTCGTCCAGGGCATCGGGATCGTCTTCGAGCTTCCTCTGGATGGCCGCGAAGGGGAGGGCGAGAACCTTGAGGCCATCTGAGATGGTGCTGGCGTGGATGTCGGCCATCTCGCGGACCTGGACTTCGAGTTCCGCTCGATACACCCGGTCCATGTGATCGTCGTAGGCTTTGGCCCGATCTCGCCAGTTGTGAACACCCGTGTACTTGGAGAGGGAATTGGGATGGATGTCAAAGTGCTCGGCAACGGCGGTGTTGGTGCGTGTCGGCCCCATGTCGCGGAAATGACGAAAGTAGAGAAAGGCCATATCGGGTTCATCGGATTGCTGCGCCCACGGTTCGAGATAGCCAGGGGCGCGATCGGGGAGGATGATTTCAGCCTTGACCTTGCGCTTCTTGACGACCGGCGCGTGCTTGGGGATCTCAGGGATGTTCTCGGTCGCGGCCAGCGCATCGGCAATGAGGGTGTCCAGGTCTGAGTCGGAATCGTCGGTGGTCCACTTGTTCATGCGGGGATACCGAACAGGGGATCTTGGGGACAGTTCTTGGGGGGGGCAAGGTCGATGCGGTCGGAGATGACCCCAAGAAGGAGGCGGGCCGCGGCACCCTCTGTGCCGGGAAGGTCCACGCATCCTTCGAGGAACATGCGGATGGCCCGTTGTTCGGAGTAGGGGCGAGACTCGTTGGTGAACTCTGAGAAGATGTCACGGGCAGTCATGGAAGTGATTCTAGCCCCAGTCCTTCTCCCGCGGCACCCTCTCGATCAGCCACTCCAACTTGATTGAGGGTGAGAGTCCCATCGGCTCAGTTCCCACTTCCAGGATTGCCGAACCCACGGTGCTAACAAGCGACTTCGACGCCATCCACGATGATTGCGATTGGTAGGCAGGAAGCATCAAGTAGTGGATGTTGCGATAGTCCATTTGGAGGGGCTTGTGGAAGTTGCCCATGAGAACCAAGTGAGGCTTGTTCTCGGGAGAGAGAGCTTCGATCCACTTCTGCCCTCGATAGCTCCACGCGTACGCGGACCCCATATGGGGGTGACAGATCTCAACCAAGAGTCTCCCAATGCGAATGAACCCAACCGAGTTGCGCGCGTTGCCCAACCCTGGGGAGAGGTAGTTGAACCAATCGGAACGGCGGCAGAGTCTTTCCACAATGTCGATGCCGCCTTGCTTGTAATGGCTGTTGTCGTGGTTGCCACCGATGACATACCAGGGCACTCTCAGGCGTTCGGCTTCGGGGATCAAGATGTCGGCGGCTTCTTCCTCTTGGGCGTCGGCACCATGAGAGAAGGTTTCGTACTCGAACCCTGGGTGCATCTTGGTTCCACCATCGGTCACATCACCCGCGAAACAGATCGCATCCACACGTTGCTTCTTCATGTAGGCCAGATGCTCACGCAGATAGGTCGGCTGTTGGAACTTGGAACCAAAGTGGGTGTCGGAGATGACCCCAAGCCGGATACGAGAACCGCTGAGTCTGGATAGATCGAACTTGACGGGTTTCTTGGCGGGCTCAGGCTTGTGGGCAACGTACCCGCGCTTCTGCATCTCGGCTATGAGGTCGTCATCGGTGGACTCGGGGAGGATGAGGTCGCGGGCAGTCGCCTTGATGTCGGAGATGTCGGTCATAGCAACTTCACCAATCGCTCAACTGCGACGGGGGTAGTTTCGACCTGGTATTTCTCCTTCAACCAGATAGACAGAACCTCTCCGTGATAACCCTCACTCTTGGCCTTCTTGAGCTTCGCGAGGATCAACTCGCTCTTGCCCGTGTTCTCGATCTGCCGTCGCAGGGTGAGGCTGGGCTTGATCCCCCGGTCTGCTGCCAACTGCTTGATGTCACTGATGTCGTCTTCGGCCGTCATCTGCCCTCCTGGTCGATAGGGACTGTATCACTTCTCTCGGTAAGCCTTTCGCAACCGGGAGTAGCGAGTGTAGGGGGAGACTGGGTAGGAAAGCTCAGTGAGGAACGAGTTGCGAAGGATGAAGGCTTGGCAGGCGGTGAGGGAGTTCTGCCAGGGATCGTCAATGTCGGCGTTCCCAGCCTCCATGACTTCGATGGCCGGGTACTCGTTCGTGAAGTCAGGTTCGCGTAACGCAGAAGTGACACGAAGATTGCGAGCTGCGGATTCGGCAATGGCGAGGAACTGGCCGTGGGGTTCAGTGAATCCGAACAAGCCACCGTAGATGCGGAGGGTGTGGACATAGTGGATACGGGAGAGGGCGCGGTCGATGACGAAGGGACGATGATCGAGGGTGAGGGCCAGGAGGGGGGTCCAGGTGGCCGTGACGATCGGGCGGAAGCGTTCAGTGCGGCGGGAGTGGCGCACCGTTCACCT